GCAATATTTGGAGACTTAGCATGAGTGAAATCTTAGTAGATAAAATCTCAGGCAAGACCTCTGCTAATGCTGTTACTGTAACAGGTGAGAATGGTAGTACGCAAACATCTTTGCAACAGGGGTTGGCGAAGGCTTGGATTAACTTTGATGGTACTTCTACAGGGGCAGTTGGAGATTATGATAGAGGTTCACTGAATTGTGCGGTGATAATTGATAATGGTACAGGCGATTATCGCATAGGATTTAGTAATAACATGGCTAATGTAAATTATTCAATATCTGTAAATGGTAGAAACTCTACTACCGCAAGAACAGTATATAATTGTGGTGGTCCTAGCCAAACAGACCCAACTTCTGAAAATTTTGAAATTGCCGCATTTAATGAATCTGGAGTTGCTTACATTAATTCATCACATATGTTTGCATCAGTTCACGGAGACTTAGCATGAGTACTTTGAAAGTAGACAATCTCCTGTTAGCAGATAATACTAAAGGCACTGGTAGAGTGCTTGAGATGTTTGGTGGTGTATGTGCTGGACAAACTTTTGAAGTTTTAAGTGGTTCATATACATTAGAAAATGTTACTGGTGCGCAAAATATGACTACGAGTTATGCAGATATAACAGGTAGTAGCATAACTTATACACCGCCTGAAGGTACAAAAAATGTAATTTATACATACAATTTTATGTTAGCTAGGGGTGACGGTAATGCTATGGTAAACGGACGAGTTTATCTTGATGATAATGAAATAATTTATCGTAGGTTTACCACGGGTCAAAACACTGTCTATGGACATCACACTACAATTGTTGCTTCATTTCAATGTAATGCTAGTGCTAATGATTTTAACACTGGCGCACTTACAAGTTGGACAACTCCAAAAACTATAAAGATACAAGGTAGAGAATATTCTAGTACGACTGAAGCTAAACTTCACGAAACTTATTATTTTGATGGAGTAGGTTCTTCTCAACTTCATCCACCTTCACTACAAATAATGGCAATAGGATAAACAATGAATACACCACAATTCAAAGGCACACATTTATTTGACAGACTATGCTGGGCTAAAGAAAACCTAGACGGAGTACAATCAGACTACCGTGTAGTATATGAAGACAACATAGAAGAATGTGCAAAGATACTTGTGCCTGACCCAAATTGGATGGCTTGTGCTTTACAGGGTGGTATATTGCCGCCTGTTTGGGTATATTGGGAATTAAAGAAGGATGAAGCACAACCTGACTTCAAGAAACATACTCGTGGTTATCTGTTGCATCAGACAGAACCTATCGAGGCAATGACAGAGGAACAAGCAATAGAATATTTAATTCAGAAGGACATACCAGAACACGTTTGGAAGAATTGGGATGAAGGTAATCGTCCAAAGATGGTTATCTGTAGGAAGAATCAACTTCCTGCAACAAGAGAGTGGAGAAACGCTTGGCGTATCTCTGAAGAACTAGCCGCATAAAGGAGATTTAGATGGCTGTAACAACATACATAGTAGATAAGGACGGCAATCAAGCTAATTCCGCTAGTGTTACTAAGCCGTCTGACCGTCATTTTCGTGGTGCTTGGACACTTTCTGGTAACGTAATATCAGAAGATTTAGCTACTGCGAAAAACATTTTTAAAGATAAAATTAGGGAAGTTCGCGCACCTTTGCTTGAAGCAGAAGATGTAGTGTATATGAAAGCATTAGAAGCAGATGATGCAACTGCAAAAGCGGCAAGTGTAACAAAGAAAACTAATCTTCGTAATGCTCCAGCAGCTAGTGCTATCACAAATGCAACAACGATTGCAGAACTAAAAGCCGCATGGGATACAAGTTTGCTAGGAACTAGTCCTTACGCATAGGAATGGGCTATGGCACTAACACAAGTTAGAGGTGATGGATTAAATTCAGACGCAATCAGCACAGTTAACTCTGATGGCGGTGCTGTAACTACTTCCGTTGTTCAGGGGTTGGCGAAGGCTTGGCACACCTTACATGGAACAGATACTATATCTACACTAGATTCTTTAAATATTACAAGCATTACAGATTCAGGAACAGGAAACTATGCAATATTTATCAATAATAATTTTGCAAATGCAAATTATGCCTCTACGTCTTCTTCTGCGTATGCATCTGGTGGAGTAAAAACTTTTACATATGACCGAACAGATTCTGAAGTAAGGAACGCAGATAGCACGGATGGTACAGGAAGACATAATTTGAGTACAAGTAATCCATCTGGTTCAGACACTGATTCAAATTGGATTAATGCTGTATATCACGGAGACTTAGCATGAGTAGAGCATCAGATTTAGCTAATGTAATAGCCAGTGGTTCTACTAATATTGTAGCAGAAGGTACTGCCACAACTAACTTGCAACAGGGTCTTATTAAGGCTTGGATGGATTTGAATGGTTCTACATTTGGTTTAAGAGATAGCTTTAACGTATCTAGTGCTACAGATAATGGTGGAGGTAACTACACTAAAACTTTAACTAATAATTTAAGTGCCGCTCAAGCAGGTACATCTGGTAGTGCCTGTTCAAATACAGCGTATTCTGATAGAGAATGTTCTGTCATACCAAATGCAACCAGTTCTTTGCAAATAAACACTGGTCAGGATTATACTACCAACAGGGCTGATTCTGAGTTTACTAATACGATGATGTCAGGAGACTTAGCATAATGGCAAGCGAATTAAGAGTAGATACACTAAAAGATGCCAGTGGTAATAACTCCGTTGGCTTGTCGTATGTAGCAAATGGTAGTGCGAAGGCTTGGGCTAACTATGGCGGTTCAGGTACAACATTAAATGATTCACTGAATACGAGTAGTGCCACAGACCACGGCACAGGTCAGTACACCACCTCTTGGACTAACTCTTTTGGTAATGCTACCTACGCTGGCAATATGTTAAGTCAAGGAAGCAGTACAGCCAACACTGCTTATTTCTTCAATATGTATTTTGGGGGTATGGCCACAGGAAGCCTAAGAGTTAATAGTTATAGTCAGGCTATTCCGGGTTTACAAGATTCATCAAATGTTTCAACAATGGGTCACGGAGACTTAGCGTAATGCCATACATAGGAAAAAGCCCAACTAACGGTGTACGCACACGCTTCTTATACACAGCTAGTGCAAATCAAACAGTATTCTCAGGAAGTGACAGCAGTTCTAATGTCCTTGTGTACACAGATGGTATGTACATGGATGTATATCAGAATGGTGTGCTACTAAAACCTACCACAGACTATGCCGCAACTAATGGAACATCTGTAACATTAACAACAGGGGCATCAGCTAGTGATGTCATTGAGATGGTTGTGTATGATGTGTTTAACATTCAAGGTAATTACACCAAGACTGAATCAGATACACGTTATCCATTTAAAGGTAACAACAGTATCATACGTCTCAATGGTCAGACAATAAGCAATGACATTACAATAGATAGTGATGAGAATGGTATGTCAGCAGGACCTATTACACAGAGTGCTACGGTTACTGTTAATGGATATTGGAGTATAGTATGACCAGTGTATTAAATGTAGATAGCATTGCGGCAAAGGATGGCACTAGTCCTGTTGCGTTGACTAAGCAACATGCAGCTAAAGCATGGTTAAAGTTTAATGGTAACACTCCAGCAATTACAGACAGCTTTAATATTTCAAGTGCCTCTGATGTAGGTGGGGGAGAAGCCACTCATGTGTTTATAAACAATATGGCAAATAATACATTTGTATATGCGGGTATGGGTGGATATAGTGATTTTGTTCAATCTGGCGGTGCTGGTAACACAAGTAGAAATAACGCAACACCAGATACAACTTCCACTGTAACATTGTTAAATTCTAATTATAATTTTACCAGAATAGATACAGCTAATATGAATAGCGTAGAATTTGGAGACCTCGCATAATGGCAAGCAAACTTAAAGTAGACGAACTTGAAGGTGTAACCACTGCTGGGTCAATAGATGTAACTAGTGAAGGTGGTGCAGTTAGTACTAATTTACAGCAAGGGTTGGCGAAATGTTGGACTTCTGACGAAACTTTAGAAAGTGATACTGCTGGGGTATGGACAGGAGATACGTTTAACGTAGCATCAATTACGGATGAAACTACGGGGCAGTGTTTAGTAAATTTTACAAATGGATTTGGAAATACTGGATTTTCATCACAAGGAACACAAGCTGGATTTTCTGTAAATGATATAGTAAGCACTAAAGAAAATAACACCACTACTAGTAGAGATAATGTTTACATATATGACGGTTCATATAGAGATGCTCCCTTTTGTTACACGGTGTTTGGAGACTTAGCGTAGGAGGCTAGATGTTTTTTGGCGTATTAACATTTGCTGAAGACGCTTTTGCCTCCGTTGGTAGAACCGATGTAACAGTCGCAGTTACAGGAGTTAGTGCTACATCTGCACTTGGTAATGAAACTGTTACAGCTAGTGCGCTTGTTATCGAAACAGGAGTGGTTGGAACTACTTCTCTAGGTAATGAAACAGTTACTGCGGATGCAACCTTTGCAGTCACAGGCGTTGCTGGTACTACAAGTCTGGGCAACGAAACTGTATCTTTACCAAAGACAGTAGAAGTCACAGGAGTATCAGCTACCTCTGCACTTGGAAGTGAGACAGTAACAGCAAGTGCAACAGTATCCCCAACAGGAGTATCTGCCACAGGGCAAGTTGGTGATGAAATTGTAAATACTGGTGTTGCTGTAGTAGTTTCTGTCACAGGGGTCGAGGCAAAAAATAACTTCAACCCTGAATTTGGTCTTACCTTAGACAATACATTTGGAGTTAGAACTGCAATAACAAGTAACTTTGGTGGTACTAATTCAACCTTTGCAGGAGAAGCTCAATTACCAAGTTCTTTTTCTGGTGGGGCAGAGTGTCTCTTTGATATGGGTGGTGCTTTCCACGGCACTTTTCTAGGTATAGCCAAAATAAGTAACGTATATAATTTACGTTATAGGGCTGGTGATGGTCAATCTTCAGTTCAAACAGCGACTGCAAATAATGCTCTAAAAAACATACCTATTTCTGAATTATCTCAATTTTTTGATGGCGGTGTTCACACTCTTGTTTGGGATATAAAACCGTCAAGTCAAGGAAGAATAAGATTATTTATAGATGGTCAACTTATCATAGATGAAAGCACCTCTGCCGCATTAGGTGCTGGCGGTGCAGGGCTTTTTGCGGGAGGTAATGAGGGTGGTTGGGGTCAAGGTTTTGGTAACAGTGTTGCTGGTGGACAATCTGATACCAATCTTCAAAACCTTACAGCATGGTCAGGCACTATAACGAATGGATTACGTCATTATCAAGATGAATTAATAGATGTAACTTCCGTAAGTGTAAGCACAGAACTCAACGCTATAGCCACGCCTTCTGGCGTATCTGCAACAGGTGCTGTTGGCAATGAGACAGTAGCAACTACGTCAAATGTTACTGTTGTTATTGAAGGGGATGACCTACAAGCCAATACAGCACTTGGCAATGAGACAGTCACAGGCACAGCCGTTGTTATACCAACAGGTGCAAATGCTACCTCTAATGTTAGCTCACCTACTATCATTGGTGCTGGAATATCTGGCGTCACGGGTCAGGCGGTCACGGGCAATCTAGGTGATGAATCTGTAACGGCTGATGCTAATGTATCTATTACAACAGGTGTAGTTGGTAATACTGCCCTTGGTAATGAAGAAGTCATCATTCCCGTTATGGCAACGGGTGTAGGTGCCACAGGTTCTGTTGGCAACGAAACGGTTGTTGTTGATTCTAACGTTGTACCTACGGGCGTTGAAGGTACTACAGAACTTGGCAATGAAAGCATATCGCTATCAACAGTTGTTTCTGTAACCAACGACAATATCATTGCGATTGGTGTTGCAGGTAGTCTTACTGCAACAGGCACATCTAATCTTACACTTACAGGGGAGGAAGCTACAGGCTCTGTAGGCGATGAAGAAGTAAGTATATCTGTTACAGTAGCAGTCACAGGAGAAGAAGCTACCGCATCGTTGGGTAATGAAACAGTTTTCTTGTCTATTGTTGTACCCGTAACAGGGGAGGAGGCTACTACAGCTTTAGGTAATGAGACAGTTACTGCAAGTTCTGTAGTAATCCCAACTGGTGCAGCGGCTACAAGTAGTCTTGGTGATGAGACTATTGAGTTAATTACTACAGTAGATGTAACAGGAGTTAGTGCTACTGGTTTTGTTTTAGGTGAATCGGCCCTAACGTTTGCTTTAGATGCTGTCTTTTTTGTAACAGGATTGTCAATTACAGGAAATATTGGTACTGTGTTGGTGTATGGATCAATTATTCCTAACCAATTTACGGGATATTCAGAGGTAAATGTGAGCCAAACACCAAGTTATAATAATGTAACAGGAAACACAGCTAACTACACTAATGTAGCAATTAGTCAAAACCCTAATTACTCAACAGCTATCCCCAATCAAAACCCAGATTGGGATGAGGAGGCCGCCTAATGGCAAGTACATATACAGCTAACTTAGGTATAGAAAAACCTGGGTCTGGAGAACAGTCTGGTACTTGGGGTACTACGACCAATCTTAACTTTGATATAATTGATAGAGCTATTAATGGTGTTGGAGCAATTACTTTATCGGGGACAACCACTACTCTAACCACAAGTGATGGGTCTTTATCTGATGGTGGCTATAAAGTTTTGATTTTAGGTGGTTCTCCGTCAGGCACAAACACAATAACAATAAGTCCAAATAATCAAGCAAAAGTATTTCTAGTTTTTAACAATACCAACCAAACGGCAACCTTTACACAAGGGTCTGGTGCGAGTGTGAACGTCATAGCTGGGCAAACAAGCTGGATATATGCAGACGGTTTGGGAAGCGGTGCTATTGTAAGAGCAAGTATTTCTACTTTGTTGGAGGATACTACTCCCCAATTATCGGGAAATTTAGATGTAAATGGTCAAAGTATAACAAGCGCAAGCAATGGAAACGTAGTTATAGCACCAAACGGCACAGGAGATGTGCAACTCGATGCAGATACTGTAAGGGTTGGAGACAATAATGCTGCTGCAAACATTGCTAGTAATGGAGATAATGATCTTATATTAAAAACAGGAAACTCCACAACAGGTTCTATGCAAATAACAGATGGAGCCAATGGTAATATAACGCTTGCTCCAAATGGTACAGGGTTTGTTGGCGTTCCAAATATTCTTTTTAGCACCACTGCCACAGACACAAATTCTAGTAATTGGGAAATAAAATTAAGCGGTGGTAATTTATTCTTTGCATATAATAACTCTAACAAAATGAAGTTAGACCAAAGTGGTAACTTAACGGTTGTGGGTGATGTGACTGCATCAGGATCTCTATAATGTCATCACTTCAACAAACAGGGGCAATAAGTCTTAATCAAATTGCGGCCGAATTTGGTGTAACTTCTGGTGCTAGAAGTCTAACGGATTTTTATCGTGGTGGCTCAAACGTATCAGCTACAGAAACTGTTACCTCAAGTGCTACAAATGCGCCCTCAGACGATAACCCCGTATCCAATTTTGCTAATGTGACGGGGTTAACTTTAACAAGAACAAGCACAACTAATTCTACAGATACTGGTTATGTGACACGAAGAAGTTTTGGCTCTGATTCTCAAGGTGGCCCAGTTAATTTTTTAATATCAGAAAATCAAATTAATTCTTTTACGAGGGTAGATTGGAGGCTAAGACGTACTGGTGGAACTAATGACAATTCAGTACGAGCCAAGATTAGCAGAAGTCAACAGGTGTCATCAGGTGGTTTAACAACAATGAACACTTCTGGAACAAGTCATGCCTTTACAAATATAACTCAGATTGGTTCTTACAGGTATAACACTGGTGACGATGGTACATTTGTTGAACAAGACAGAAGATATGGTACTGAAACTGTTCTTAGTTACAGTTTTACAAATAATTCATCCTATGCTGTTACTATAGTTGGAGCTACAACTGAAACTGTTCAAGTTGGTGAGACTATCACAACTGTTCTTCCTGATTCAAACAATCAATACACCTGTTCTTATACACCTGTAAGCAATGATCAAACAGAAAACGCCTCTCCACCTACTAGTGACTCACCAGTAAGTGACTTTGGTGGTATTACAGGTTTAACGTGTACAAAAACCGCAAGTGATGCTTCATCACTAAGTAACACACAAACAACTCAAACAGTTACACTAACCGCTGGTGTTACTTATAATTTTACTGCTGCGGTAACATACACAAAACTTAGTGCTAGTCAAGAACAGGCATTTGGTGGGTATCAAATGGGTTCTGATAGAGCCGATAGCGGTGTAACAGTTGGTGTAAGTGTAAATGCATCAGGGTCTGGTAATCCTGCTACAAATCGAGATAGAGGCACATTTTATAATGGCGTTAGCCAAGGCACTTCATTCACAGGACAACCATTATTAGCGGTTACTGATTTAGCTAGAGGCGGTGGAAGACACGCTGGTGGTAATCCTTCAGTAACTATTAATATAACCGTACAAGGTACACCTTCAGCAAATACAGTTCTTACTTTTTATCCAAATGCTAGCTCATCTCCATCTAGACAAGGAGGAAATAGTACCTTTAGTTCACAAACGCTTACTAATTCTATAGCATCATTGTATAATTTTACAAATAACACGGGTTTTCCTGTAACAATATCAGGTTCTGGAGTAACAACAACAACCATACCTAATGGTGGCACAAATAACGAATCTTTGTCTGAACCTAGTGGTAACTTTACTATTCAATATCAAGTAGCTAATCCACAGGCGTTAAATGGTAATATTCCTACTAGTGGAGCGATTAGTTTTACTGATTTCTATGGTACGGAGGACTTCACTTAATGCCTTTGACCAAGCTACAATTTCAACCTGGAATTAATCAAGAAGTAACCGCTTATTCTAATGAGGGTGGTTGGCGCGATTGTGATAAAATACGTTTTCGTTTTGGTTATCCTGAAAAAATGGGCGGTTGGTCTAAACTTACAAGTTCTACATATTTAGGTTCTGCAAGAGCGTTACATAATTGGATAGCATTAGACGGTTCTAACTTTTTAGGCATAGGAACACATTTCAAATATTACATAGAGGAAGGTGGTCGTTTGAATGATATTACTCCAACTAGATTAACCACAAGTGCTGGAGATATAACTTTTTCTGCGTCTAATGGTTCTACAACAATTACAGTTACTGATTCTGATCATGGGGCCGAACAATTTGATTTTGTTACTTTTTCGGGCGCAGCATCATTAGGTGGGACAATAACGGCAACTATTTTAAATATAGAATACCAAATACAAAAAATTGTAAGTAGCTCTCAATATGAAATTACAAGTTCTGTAGCCGCTAATTCTTCTGATTCAGGTAACGGTGGTGGAAGCACTGTCGGGGCTTATCAGGTTAACGTAGGAACAGACACTCCTGTTGGTGGGACAGGTTGGGGTGCTGGAACATGGGGCGGTCAAACAAACGGAGCTTTGACAACGCAATTAGCTGAAGCACTAGATGCTAGTGAAACAGGGGTTGATGTTGATGATGAAACAGGTATCACTACTACTGGAGATGTTATTAAAGTTGATGACGAATTAATGCTTGTCACCTCTACAACTGATGATAATACTTTGACTGTAACTAGAGGTTATGCAGGAAGTGGAGCCGCTAGTAACGTGCAACCTACGGGTAGCACGGGTATCGCAACTACTCATGCTGATAATACTTTAGTAACATTAGTTAAAGGAAATACCGACTCCTCAGATGATTTTTCTGGTTGGGGAGACGCAGCTGCTGGAGGTTTAACTACAACTAATAACATACGTTTATGGTCACATGATAATTTTGGTGAAGATTTATTGATAAATGCGAGAGATTCAAATATATTTTATTGGGATAAAACTGAAGCAACCTCTACAAGAGCAATAGAATTAAGTGCCGCTACTACAGGTGTTGGGACAGGGCCTAAACGTGCAATTCCACAAAAATCAAAACAAATTATCGTTTCGGATAAAGAAAAGCACGTCATAGCTTTTGGAACCGATAATATATCCGCTGCTTCGACAAGCACAACAAGCGCAGGAGATTTAACTTTTTCTGCTTCAAGTTCTTCTAGAATTATAACTGTAACAGATACTTCTCATGGCGCACAGGTAGGAGATTTTGTTACAATAAGTGGTGCAACAAGTTTGGGTGGAACAGTTACAGCGGATATTCTTAACAGACGATATGAAATAAAAACAGTACTCAATGCAAATTCATACACAATTGAGGCTTTAGCAATTGCAAATGCAAGCGATTCTGGTAATGGTGGGAGTTCAACAATAGGTCTTTATCAAATATCAGCCATTACTGGAGATAATATCCAAGATCCGTTATTGATACGTTTTTCCTCAAGAGGAAGTGCTACTGATTGGTTTCCAACAGAAGAAAATACGGCAGGAGATTTATTGCTTGGCAGTGGTTCAGAATTTGTGCAAGCTGTTGAAACAAAAAGAGAAATATTAATTTGGACAGATACTTCTTTATTTTCAATGACTTTTGTTGGAGGTCAGTTTGTATTTTCACTTCAACAATTATCTTCTAATACCACCATTATAAGTCCTAATTCAGCCGTTGCTTCTGAAGATGTTGTTTTTTGGATGGGTAAAGATGCTTTTTACGTGTACGATGGAGCTACTCGACAGATTCCATGTAGTGTAAAAGATAAAGTTTTTTTGGATTTTAACTCAGAATTATCAGATAAAGTTTTTGGGGGTATAAATTCTGAATATGCAGAAATAATATGGTTTTATCCATCAGCTAATGCTACGGATAATGATCGGTATGTTACTTATAATTATCAGCAACAAATATGGTATTTTGGAACTTTGTCAAGGACTGCGTGGTTGGACCGTGGCTCACGGCCCTTGCCCATAGCAACAGGTGGTCAGTATATTTATAACCATGAGGTAGGTTATGACGATGATGGAAGTGCTATGAATTCATTTATTGAATCATCACCTATTGATATTGGAGATGGTGAAAATTTCACATTTATAAATAAAATTATTCCTGATGTTTCTTTTGTAGGGTCAACAAATTTAAGTTCTCCACAGGCAACTTTTACTATAAAATCAAGAAATTTCCCTGGTGAAGACTTTGGTAACACGAGTTCAGGCGTTACAACAAGGTCACAAGAAACGCCTGTTGAATTATTTACAAAAGAGTTAAACGTCAGGAGTAGAGGTAGATCTTTTGCATTAAGGATAGACTCAAACGCAGTTGGTTCTAAATGGAAACTTGGTAGCCCTAGAATAAATGTTAGACAAGACGGAAGAAGGTAATTGATTTGGCAGTCGAAGTATCTCCACCACGATTACCCGAACCACCAGAGGAATATACAAAACGTTATATGAATGATTTATTGCGTTCTTTGCAATTTTTTATAGAACAGCAAAATCAAGATGGAAGTTTAAGAGGAACCAACCTTACACTCACAGATTTACCAACATCAGAGCTTGGATTAGAGACAGGAGCATTGTATAATGACTCAGGAACAGTTAAAGTGAAATTATAATGGCAAATATTTTTGACAGATTAGGTAATGCGCTTGAAGATGTTAAAGACACCTTCGTAGAGCAAGCTCCTTTAATACTTCCCATTGCGTTAAATATTTTAGCACCTGGTATGGGAACTATTGCAGCTTCTACTTTAGGAGCAGGGATTGGTTCTTTGATAAGAGGGGATGATTTAAACGTTGCCGTAAGGAACGCTGCTATGGCAGGAGCAACGGGTGCAGCATATAAAGGTTTTACTGGGGGTGGTTTAGAAGGTATTCGTCAGGATATTGGGCAGACGGGTCAATTTTTTCAAGATCCTTTAAGTTCCAAACAGTATGCCCCCTCTGTAGGAGGTAGTTTCGGTGTCTCAGAACAACCAATCACAGATAAAATAGCTGATGAACCTTTTGAACGTGTGCCTTTAGAGGACCCTAGTTTTTTAAAGGGTCCTTTTCAATCTACTCCATCTGGCACAGACATTGTAAATTCAACTCAATATAAAGAATTATTTGCACAAACCCAAGCAGCAAACCCTCAATTGGGACCTGATGCTGTAAATAAACTAGTTATAGATGATTTAAAAGCAAAGTTTTCTCCATCTTTCGTAGATAAGTTTGCTTTACCAGGTGTTCTTGGGCTTGCAGCTCTTATGGATAATTCTGGTGAGGAGATGGATGAAGAAGAAATGCCTTTGACGGGGGCAGAATTATTAGAAATGTACCCTGAAGAGTATGGTATCAATTTGCCATATCTTGATAGACCTTTGTTTTCTGCTAAAAACGGGGGCGTTGCAAGAATGCAAAATGGGGGTGGTGAGGCTGTACCTAATAAATATAAGGGTTTTTCCAAACTACCTGAAGCGGTTCAACAAAAAATATCTCCTGAATTAGCTCAAAAATATGACGATGGTGGAGTAGCTCAAT